AGGACGCCCCCTTGAACGACGCCTTCGGCCACAGCCAGTCCCGCGCCATCAGGCGGGCGACCCAGCCGTTAAACGCCGCGCCAATGCGTCCGCCGCCGCTTTTGAAAGGGTCAGCGCGAATATTTCGACGCCCTCTTTCGAGATTCGCATGTGCTTGCGGCCGTCCGGCCCGTCGTCGATTGCCACGGCGTCAAAAACCGGCGACCATCTGACAATCCCGCTATCGTCCGGGAGCCATTCATCAGGAGGGGGCATCGTGATCGGCATATCGGTAGGAGACATTCTGAAGGTCCTCGATCAGATTCCCGTATGGAAAACGGTGGCCGGACTGCCAAAACGAATGGCAGCCCTCGAAGCCGAAGTCGCGGCGTTGAAGGAGCAGGCCAACGCAAAGCCTCTCGCCAAGCCGACGCCAGCAGCACTGGTGTGCCCTTTCGACGGCGAAACAATGAAAGTCATGCAGGAGCGAAACCACCCTGAGTTTGGTTTCGCCGGGCTCAAAGTGCACATCGTTGAGTGTCCCTCATGCAATCACCGATTCGATCGCATGTTTGATCCGCGAAAGGGCTATTCAACATAGCCCCAATACAACGTTGAACGACGCCTTCGGCCACAGCCAGTCCCGCGCCATTATTGGCCCCCGCTGGCGCCGACGCCTGTCTTACCGACGCCGCCGATCTTTGTGTCGATGTTGCCAGAGGATTGAGCACTAGCTGCCGCCTCAAAGTACCGTTTAAATTCGCCGGTCGGAAGAAGGCGCACTTCAACATCACCTTTGCCCTCCAGCTTCGCAGTCAGTGTCACCCCCGCTAACGCTTCTTTCAGTGCCGCGCCTATATCCGGCGTTCTCGCTTTCAGCGCTTCGACACTGCCGACGCCGTCCGAGCTAAGCCCGAAACCGAGCCTGCCCGACACCACGCCGCGCCGAATACCTGCGACCGCCATCTGACCGCGGCCAACACGCGCCGCAAGCGTCGCCTCCTGCGCTTCGAGAAGAGACTCGGGCTGACCGGCGCCAGTTATGCGGCGATCCATCAACTCCTGGCGCACGCGAGCCAGTTCGGCCTTGAGCAGATCAACTTCCTGCTGCGACCTTGGCGTCCAAGCCTCCGAGCCTTCCATACGCTGCCGCGCAATCGCTGTGTTCCGCTCCGCATTGTAAGCGCCATATCCTAGTCCGAGCGCGACAGCGCCGCCACCGACCGAAGCACCTATGCCGACCAAAGTCGGCATCGTCGCATATCCAAATGTGGCCAAAGCCCCTTTCGCGCCGAGATACGCCATGCCGGTGCCGAGCGCTGTTGCGCCGATCGTCCCAGTCACAGCAAGGCCCGGATCTTTCTCAGCTTTCTCTGCCGCCCAGCCAGCCGCCTTTGCAAGCGCATTAACGCCGTCAATCAACGGCTGCATGAAGGGCTTCCCAGCGGCAGCCGCAAGATTATCGACTTGGTTTTGCAGGCCAGTGACTGCAGTCGGTAAACTGCTGGAGAGCAGCGTCTCTGCCGCTTCGGTGCCCTTTGCACCAGCCAAGAGCCCCATATCCTTTTCGATACGCACAGATTGTTTAGCGAGTATTTCCACAAGTTGCGCCGCAACTCGATTGGAAAACATCGTCGCGATCTGTGTTGAAATATCTTTCGGGTCGGTAATGCCCTTCTTAGCCATTGCTGGCAGAAGTATTTTTTGAACCCATTCATACGGATTTTCGGACGCCAACCTTGAACCGACGACACCGCCTGGCTGCACACCCTTGAGACTGCCAGTTTTCGTCTTAACTATTTTGGCGGGATCAATAAGGTCAAAGGCCTGCATCGCCTTCATTGCATTCATCGTCATCTTGCCACCGACGACAGCTTGATAGAATGACGATGAAGCGTTGCCTTTTCCTTGGCCGCCCAATTCTTGTGCCAGCGTCGGCGCGACCCCTAACATATATTTCTCGGACAGATTTTGTGTCGACTGCCGGCCGTATTTGAATATCTCGTAAAATTCGCTGGGCTTCAATGTGTCGCCAAAAACGTTGATCGCCTTTGCTATCCCTTCGATGTAGCGCTTAAATTCCGGCAGATGCTGCGTCACACCCTTTATTTCCATACCTTTTACAAGTTTGTCGAAATCCTCATTGATCTCTTCAGGCTTTGCGTGCGGCCGAGCGGCTTGCGCAATAACACGCAACTTTATCAGCGGCTCGGCAATATGCGCAGCTTCTTCGAAAGAACCGACCACCGAGCGCATATTGCGCAGCATGTGCATGACTTCCGTCTGGCTAACACTGCGATAGGTTCGCGACATTTGAGCAGACAGATGCTCCGCCTCGGTTATTTCAGCTTGCGATAAACCGGCATTCGCCATGCGGGTCCGCTCATGGGTCTGGGCGCCTGCTTGTGCGATCACGGCACGAGAGACACGCGACCCGCCATAGCCAGCGGCCGCTACCTCGGCGGCTCCACGGGCAAGCGCCTGCGCCCGTTCGATCCGCCGACTCCCGTGAACGATAGCCTCCGCCCGGCGCATGTTTCTTTCAACATTCGCCAGGTGCCGCGTCCAATCCCCGCCCCCCTGAAACATATTGCGCGTCGTCGAATTGACAGCGCGCATCGTATTGCTGATCTGCTTTGCCGACTGAGACACTGTCCGCATTTTGCTGGCGATCTGCTCAAACGTCCGCCCCGTTGAATCCTGGGCGGTGATGACGGCGCGGGCTTCCAGCACTTTCGTCGCGGCCATGTCATTTGTCCGTTTTGAAGTAGGCCTGCGCCTCGTTCAGCCAGTTGACCATGCGCAAAAGGGTCATCTGCTCGACGGTCGCCGGGTCGAAGTGGCAGCCGAAAACTAGGTAGCGCGCGAGGCTTCGGTAGAGGCCGCCGAACGCCCCGCCGACCTCGCATCCCGAAAAAAACCAAGGATGACATCCCTGATCGCCATGGCCGTGGGCAATGGCAGATCGTCCATAAGGTTTTCGTCTTCCTTGACCAGCTTACGGGCATACTTATCGATCACCGCCGGCATTTCCTGAAGGTAGGAGCCACCGCCGGCAACTTCGACCCATGTAAACGGGTCACCCAGCACCATGTAATCGGCGTAAGTCGGCTCGCGAAAGGTCAGCTCAGAGACCGGGCCGCGCGGCATCTGGATCGGTTTCAGTAATTTGACCGTCTGCATATTACGGCCTCACCTGCTGATAGGCATCGCTGGCGATCGACAGGCCGGTGACCTCGCCGGTTTCGCTGTCGATGGCCGGCTCGCCGATCAGGCTGGCGCCGGTCCACATGTGCAGGACGCCGACGTCCGTCTCGCGCAGGCTGATGTCGACGAAGTTCTGGATGAAGGCCGCGTCCCATTTGAACCGGCCGTCGCCGCGGTCGAAGGTCAATTCCGCCCGCGCCGCCATCGGCGCCGTGGTGCGGCTGACGGTGCCGTCGTGGTTGACCTGCATGTCATGTTTGACCTGCGCCGGGTAGATGGTGGCTTTGCCGCGCGGCGAGTACCGCGTCGCCCCAATCGTGATCGTGATGCGTCCGCCTGCCTGATGCATGGCCGAAGTCATTTGCGAAAGAGTGGAGAAAAGACGCGATCAGCGCCCGTCAGGCCGCCGCACGATTGAGCGAGGTCTCGACGTTGGCAGCGAAGATGCGCAACTGGTTCATGACGTCGAACGGCAGGGAGGCGTTCGCCCGATTTGCATCGCTCGATTGCTCGACAACGACATTCGAGGCGAACAGGGCGAGGTTTTTCATCACGCCGGCGTCGCACAACTGGCTGTAGCCGTGGATGAGATCGGCCTTGAGGTCGACCGGCGTGGTGACGCCCTGCAGCCCCTTCGGGTTTTCCGGCGCCAGCGCGTCGCGGGCATGCTTCTGCGAGATCTGCTGGCGCAGGAAGCGGATGCCGTAGGCCGTCTGGTACAGGGTCTCGATGTCGAGGAAGGTGGAATCGGGCTGCGACCAGGCATTCAGCCGATAGGTGGTGATGACGCGGTCGAGCATCACCTGCCCGTCGGTCGTCACCGTGAAGGCGGAGATGCCGTCGTAATAGAGCGTCTGGCGCTCGGTGCGGTCCCACTGGTCGATCTTGAGCCGCGGCGGCCTGATGCCTTTCAGCACGAGGGTCTGCATCGGCCGGGAAATCTCGACAGCCTCGCTGAGAGCGAAGCCGAGGTTCTTGTGCGCCTGCACCTGGCCGCCGAGCGCGGCCGCCCAGCGCCACGGCGGCGACGGCGAATTGGCGACGCCCATGATGGTGACGTGCGGATCGTTGCGGCCGGTGCCGAGGGTGGCGAGGTTGGCCAGGCTGTCGAAACAGGCGGTGACGCAATGGCCGTAGAGCTGGGACATCGGGTCCCAGCGGCCGCCGCCGTCGGCGAGAAAGTCGCGCACCGCGTTGAGCGACGTGGTGTCGCTGTAGGGCATGGCGATCATGTCGAATTCCGTGTCGCCGAGCGCCGCGAGGCCGGTCGTCAGAACCGGGACGCCGGTGCCGGTGACGCCGGTCGCGATCGTCAGCAGCGCCGCCAGCGGGCCCTCGTCGCCGACCAGGTCCTTGTCGATCGACAGGAAGTTGCCCTGGGTGCCGAGGTTGCGCGCCGTGGCGGTGACGACGCCGGCCGAGGACGTCGCCGTATAGGGGAAGGAATAGCCCTTGCCGTCGATGCCCGTGTAACCGGCATTGATGGCGGCGGCGATCGCGGCGGCGATGGTGGTGACGGTGTCGGTCGCCAGGACGGGGATCTGCACCTTCTCGCCGCAGACGTAGAAGACGAGCGTGCCGGCAGAGATGGTGCCGGCGACCGTCACCGTCCTGGTGGCGGCGACGCCCGAGGGATCGGCCAGCGGCAGCGCCCAGATTTCGCCGATGGCGGAATTCTGGCGGGCCGCATAGACCATTTCCGCCAGCATGGAGCCGACGCCGAACATCTCCGGGCCGGGCCGCGACACCAGCACGGGCACATTGGCCGCGGCGGAGCCGCCGCTGACGATCTGGCCGATCAGCAGCAGCTTCGAATTGCCCTGATAGTAGGACAGGCCGGAATTGACCTCGGCATAGAAGAACGGAACCCGGATGTTGCCGGGGACGCGGTTGAATGAAACAGGCATGGATGTCTCCTACGAAGCGGTGTCGTCGGTCTCGGCGGGTTCGGCGGATGCCGGAGAGGATGGCGCGGGCGCGTCGGCCGGATCGCCGATGACGACCTCGCCGGCGCGTTCGCGGCGGCGCCAGAACAGCGTGTCGGGCACCACGTCGCCGGCTTCGGGCAGGACGGCGAAATCACGCGCGGGGTTGCGCACGCGCGCGCTCTGCACCGGCGTCACTCGAATGGAAGTCATGCGGTCAGTCCTCTTGCGGAAAGTCGATGATGAAGTTCGGCGTGAACGGATCGCCGGGCTGCTGCGCCGGCGGCGGATCGGAGGGCGGCGGCGACGGCGGCGCGTTGACGGTGACGCCTTTGAGCAGCGGCCACAGGTGCGGAGCACCCAGGCTGCGCGCCATCACGGCGGCGATGTTCTTTTCCTTCAGCCCGTCGGGCCAGGCCTTGGCGATGTCGCGGAACGGCTGCGGCAGGGTGTCGAAGCCCGTGAGGCCAGCGTCCTGCGGAATGTCGTTGTCGTCGATCTCGATCGTATAGGTGACGAGCCGGACGGCGAGACGCGCGGCGCCCTTGGCCTCGACGAAGCGGGTCGACTCCTTCGAGCGGACGAATTTCGCGACGCGCTGGAACAGCAGCGACAGCGGCGCGCTGCTGAAGAACAGCGCCGTCTCGGCCTGGGTTTCCAGCATGTCGAGAGCTGCCTCGAGTTCGCTGTCGGTCGCCGGCGCACCCATGACGACCATCTTCGCCTCGTCATCATAGTCGGCGACCTGCATGGTCATTTCGAGGACGAGCGCCACCTGCGGCACGAAGGGCGGGCCGCCGTTCTGGCGCGACAGGGCGTCGCCGCTGTCGGTCTCCGTATAGACGGCGATCGCCGGTCGGGCTTCGTCGGGCGTCAGGCCGTCGACCATGTCCATGCGCGAGTCGAAGATCTCGGCCGCCGCCATGGTGACGCCGCGCAGGGCAGCCGTGGCGGCGAGGCGCAGGCAGGCGCGGGACAGGCCGGACATGGATCAGACCCAACCTTTTATTTTTGCGCCGTGGCGCGCCGGAAGACGTCGCATGAGAGCCGCGCAATATCGTCGTCGAGAATGTTCTGCACCTGGAAGACGGCGCGATCCGACAGGCGCGTCAGCCGGTCGCCGTTCTTCGCGCGATAACCGAGCACGGCCTCGCTGCCGCCCTGCATGGTGAAGCGGAAGCGCTGCGAGGCGGTGGAATGCACCGCCTTGCTCGGCTCGTGCGGCGAGACCGGCTCCGCCGTCAGCGGCCGCGCCAGCAGCGCGCCCTTGATCTGCAGCGCCGGCCGCTGCGGATCGGCGATCGGCCGGTCGCCGGCCGATTGCAGCATGGGCTCATAGAGAAATTCCTTGTCGTCTCCGAAGATGGTAACGACCTCCCCTATGGCCTGGCGCGCCTCATCGGCGAAGGGCGAGCCCATGACGAGCTTTACGGCGCTTCGCCAGCGTCAACCTCGACCAGCACCTCCGGCCGGCGGCAGATCGCCAGGGGGTTGGACTGCGTCTTCAGTTCGACTCCGGCGCCATGGTCGAGGATCTTCGGCGAGATGAAGATTTCCTGCCCGGGCTGGTTGACGAAGCGGATGTCGTGCGGCGGCGCATCATAGGTCTTGAACGTGTCCATGGTGCCGACCGGCCGCGCGTGGCCCTTGCCTTCGGCGACGAACGGCACCGACGTCGGCGTACCGTTGACGATGACAGGGGCGACACCGACATATTCGCGGAAGGTGATATTCTGGAAGGTGAAGACACGGCCCATCTGACCGCCGACAGCAACGCGCTGCTGTTGCGCAAGCTGCGAAGCCGCCTGCCAGTTGACCCAGAACTTCTCCACCTTGGGATGCTGCACCAGCTTGCTGAAGAAGGTCGAGTCGACGATCACCTCGACATGGCTCATCACTTCGCCGAGCAGGTGCTGTGCAATCCACTGGAACAGTTCGTTGCAAGCGGCCTGGATGTCGGCGGCGGGATCGTCCAAGTCGAAATAGATAATCTTTTTCGTCAGGTTGAACGAGGTGAACAGATCATAGATCGTCGTGCCCTCACCGTCGACGATCAGGCCTTTCAGCGCGCCCATGCGGATATATTCACGGGTGATGGCATGCTTGTTGCGGATGGCGAGCAGTCGTTTCGCCGTCTCGGTTTGCAGGGTCGCCGGCGCGACGACGCCGGAACCCTCGATCTGCACTATGTTCTGCAGGTCGGCTGGGTCGATGAAATCCATGTGGGGAAAATGCGGGATCTCGAAGTAGAGCGTATCGCCCGGCAGCCGCTTGGCAACCGAAGCGGGTCCGCCGCGCTCACGCATAGGCAGCACCCCGAGCAGGCCATTCTCGCGCGGGATGGCGACGAGCGTCGACATGGAGCCGGCGGTCGGAAACACATTCAGTTCATTCAACAGCCCATAGAGATTTGGGATCTTGTTGACCAGCCCAGTGAGCTGGATTGCGGTGTACGGAAAATTGATCTCGGCCATTGGTGAAAACCCCTTCTATGGGAACAGTGCGATCGATTGTCCTGCTCAGATGCCGACGCGGGTGACGATGCCGCACGGCGCGGCGAGCGCGTCGGCGACCGCGGCGAGCTTCTGGTCGCTGGTGAACGCATCCGGCCAGGCGATGCCGCTGTCGGCGATCACCGCCATGCGAGCGAGATAGAGGATGACGCCATCGGCATTGCCGGGATCGCGCTCCTGCAAAGAGAAACCGATGCACTTCGCCGAGCCATCCAGCGCGGCGGGCGCGAGCACGACGAGCTTGCCACTGCCGGCAGCCACGGTGATGTCGAAGCCGTCGCCGACAACGAAATCGGCGGTGCCATCGGTCAGCACACCCTTGATCTTGTCGTTGACGGTGACGGTGCCGCCAGCACCGCCCGTGATCGCGAAATCGCCGAGCACACGACCGCGGGGATCTTCGAGCCGGAACACGCCGCCGTTGGTTGCCGCGGTGATGCAGCGCAGCGTGTAGACACCCGATTCCGCGCCGGCGAGCACTGGCGTGGTCGCATCGAGGACGAAGGTTCCGCTATTTGCGGTATTGCCGCCGGACTTCGCCGCCGAACTGGCGGCGCCCAGTTCGATGCGGCCGAGCGGCGTGCCAATCTTTACGACATTAAGGGCTTTCAAAGTGCCCTGCTCGCGCGAATAGGTCGGATCGACTTCCCACTTCAGGAGGTCGGAAATGATTTTCGGCGCAAAGGCGGTACGAACGGGAGCGACCATGAGCGGTCTCCTTCAGGTGGTTGGTGTGTGTGTATGCGGCGATTGGCGCTTTGGGCTCAGCGCTTTGGCGTGAGGCCGGCGATAACCTGGTCGACGGCGCCGGACAGACCCGCCACAGCGTCATCGGCGCCGGCACCCGGCGCATCGGCATCGACGCGCGGTGCCGGCACATTGCCGTCGAGACGCGAGCCGGGTTTGCTGTCGGTCTTGGCGCCGGCGGCGAGGATGCTACCTGCGGCTTCGACCGACATGTCGCTGTTAAAGGCCAGATGCTGGGCCAGCGATGTGCGGCCCGCGGCCTCGGCATGGGTGAGAATGCCGCTGATCCGCGTGCGCTCCACCTGAGCGCCTTCGACGCGACCTGCAGCGAGGCCTTCGGCATGGCCCGCGGCGTGGCCGGCCGTCTGGCCCTCCGCACGAGCTCCGGAGACAGCCGCGTCGTGCTGCGCCTGAGTGATGCCGGTTTCACCGCCGGCAGCGGGCGTATTCGCCTGGTTGGACATGAATGCTCCTATGGACAGAGAGGGCGAATTGTCCGCCCGGATGAAAGCGAAGGCGTCGTCGAGCGTGCCGACGGCATCGGCCAGGCCGATATCGACGGCCGCCTGACCGAAGAAGATGCCGGCCTCGAGCTTGCGGATGGCGTCAGGATCGAGATGGCGATGCGCGGCGACCGTGGCGATGAACAGATCGTTGAGATTGTCGACATGGGCCTTGAGCCGCCGACCGGAGGCATCCGACAGCGGCTCGACCGAGGTGCCGTCGGTTTTGTATTCGCCAGCCTTGATGATAGTGACCTTGAGTCCACCCTTGGCCAGCGCGGCGCTGCGGTCGACATGGACAATCACGACGCCGATCGACCCGAGCACGGCGGTGGGCGCCGCAATGATGCGCGTGGCTCCGCTGGCGATCGCATAGCCGGCCGAACAGGCCATGCCATTGACGAAGACGACGACCGGCTTGCGCGTCGAGATGTCACGCACCAGAGCGCCGAGTTCCATCGCGCCGGAGCCTTCGCCGCCGGGCGTGTTCATGTCGATGATGACGCCGCGAACCGACGTGTCCGCGTCTGCTTCGCGCAGCTGCGCGTCGATGCCCTCATAGGAGGTCAGTCCAGAGGATGCGCCGATCCACGCGCCGCGGTTGACCAGTTCGCCGAGCACCGGCACGAGGGCGATGCCGCGATCGACCCGATAGCTATTGAGCGGAGCCCCATTCGCATCGGTCCGGCGGGTGCCGCGGAATCGCGACATGTCGGATAGCGGCAACTCCGCATCGAGGGTGAAATCAGCCCCTACCCTGTCGGCCAGAACGGCTGCGATCGTCTC